ATCAACCTTTTACAGGAGATGCACAAGAACTTAGATGGTACTACAACACAGCAGAACCTTCTCCTTTTCAATCTATTACTACTCCTGCTGTCCCAGCAACACCTCTTACAATTTCTCCAAACGGAACAGATAAAATTAATGGAATAAATGATGACTCTGTTATTAGTACAAAAGGAATTTGTTTTACATTAATTTATGTTGACTCAACTCAAGGTTGGAAATCTATTGAATCTAATAGTGTAAACCCAGGAGGAAATTTTATAACTGCAACCGGTGGAACCATTACAACAGATGGAGATTTTAAAGTTCATACTTTTACAGGGTCTGGAACTTTTACAGTTTGTGAAACAGCTAGTTCACCAACCAATAATGTAGTAGATTATTTAGCTATAGCCGGTGGTGGTGGTGGAGGAGTTACTGAAGCAGGTGGAGGAGGAGCAGGTGGTTATAGAGAATCATTTTCAAATCCAGGAGCAGGAGCACTTCCAGTTTCAATAACATCATATCCAATTACAATAGGAGCAGGTGGAGTAGGAGCTACTCCATCAGCTCAGACCGGAACTCCAGGTTCAAATTCTATATTTTCATCAATAACTTCTGCAGGTGGAGGAAGAGGTGGAGGTCCTACTTCAGGTGACCCAGGAGGATCAGGTGGTGGATCATATAGAGGAGTATCAGCAGTTGGAACAGGAAATACTCCACCCGTTACTCCTCCTCAAGGAAATGACGGAGGACAAGGTGCAATCCCCAGTAGTGCCGATTTTGGTGGTGGTGGCGGTGGAGGAGCAAGTGCAGCAGGATCTCCTGGAACATGTTCAGCAGGTGGAGATGGTGGAGATGGAACAGCTTCTTCAATAACTGGTTCTTCAGTAACAAGAGCAGGTGGTGGTGGTGGTGGAAAAGGTGCAACGGGAGGAGGATCAGGAGGAACAGGCGGAGCCGGAGGTGGTGGAAACGGTGGAGCAGGTTTACCTCAAACAAATCCAACTGGTATGACCTCAGGAACAGCTAACACAGGAGGTGGTGGAGGTGGTGCAGGTGGAGATTCTGGAGTAGCAGTAGCAACAGGTGGAGATGGTGGCTCAGGTATAGTTATAATAAGGTATAAATTTAGGTAGGAGAATATTATGGGAATAAATTCATGTGGACAACTTTTAATTGACCAAGGAAATTTTTTTAACACAGGTCTTTTAAATTGGGATACTACAGCTAAAACAGCAAATTTTACTGCTGTAAATGGTAATGGATATTTTGTAAACACAACATCAGCAGCAATTACAGTAACATTACCTGCAGGTTCTGCAGGAGACTTTATAGGTGTATCTGATTACGCTTCAACATCTGAAACAAATGTTATTACAATTTCTCCAAACGGAACAGATAAAATTAATGGAACAAATGAGAATTATACAATAGTTACAAAGGGTATCGCTGTTTCTTTATTATATGTTGATTCAACTAGAGGATGGAAAGCTGTTGCATCAAATTCTAAAAATATAACTGGAGCAGCTTTTATAACTGCAACCGGTGGAACTGTCACCACTTGTGGGGATTATAAGACACATGTTTTTACAGGTCCAGGTACATTTTGTGTTACAGCAGGATCAGGAGACATTGCAGTAGCAGAATATTTAGTTGTTGCTGGCGGTGGCGGCGGTGGAGATGGTGCTGGTCCACCATATCAATTTAAACAAAACGGCGGAGGTGGAGCTGGAGGTTTTAGAACTTTTTATTCTTGTGGAACTGCTAATCCTTTATCTGGACCTGCTGCTATACCTATTTCAGTACAAGCTTATCCTATCACTGTTGGTAGTGGCGGTGCAGGTGCACCTACAACTGGAGTTGGAACAGATGGTTCTAATTCAATTTTTTCAACTATAACTTCTACAGGCGGTGGAGCTGGACAAACTGATACAACAGTTGGTAATGATGGTGGTTCTGGTGCAGGAGGTGGTGGAAGTGATGGAAATCGACTTGGAGGATCCGGAAATACTCCTCCTGTAAGTCCTTCACAAGGAAATGATGGTGGTGGTGGTTCTGGAAGCCCTGGTGCATCAGATAATGGTGGTGGAGGCGGTGGAGGCGCAGGTACTATTGGAGGTGGAGGCGGTCCCGTTTCTGGATGTTCAGCACTAGGTGGAGTAGGTGGTGATGGTAGTTATGTTTCTAATGATTTTTTTGGTCCCCCAGCTCCGAGTTATGGTGAATGTGGACCTGTAAGTTCAACAAGATATTTTGCTGGTGGAGCTGGAGGGGGTAATCATACTTTATATGGACCTCAAGCAGTTAGACCAGGCGGTGTAGGAGGTGGTGGAAATGGCGGACCTTCAACTACAGCCGGATCAACCAACATGGGAGGTGGTGGCGGTGGTGGAAAAGCTGGTGGTTCAGGTATAGTAGTAATAAGGTATAAATTTCAGTAATTGATAAAATATTAAAATTAATATATAAGGAGATAATTATGGCACATTTTGCAAAATTAGGAGCGAACGGTAAAGTTATTCAAGTATTAACACTTGATAACAAAGATATGTTAAATGCTGATGGAGTCGAAGACGAAGCAGTAGGTCAACAATATTTAGAACTACATAATAATTGGCCTGCACAAATGTGGATTCAAACATCTTACAATACAGCAGGTAATCAACATACAAACGGTGGAACTCCGCTTAGAGGAAATTATGCAGGTATAGGTTACACTTGGGACGAAGACGATCAAATTTTTTGGCCTAAAAAACCATATGCTTCATGGGTAAAACATAACGAGTCAGCTTCTTGGAAATCACCAATCGGTGATGCTCCAGAACTAACTGCAGAACAAACTTCACAAAATGAAGCAAAGACTCACGCTTGGAGTTATGTTTGGAATGAAGACAATACAACTTGGGATTTGACAAATTTACTAGCATAATATAAATATAGTGGTGGTATGAAAAAGAAAGTACTGAGTGAACAATCTTTGTATTATGGTGATATTGATATGCCGAAAGGTTTTGAGATAGACCAAGAAAAACTTACTAACGATATTTTACAATCATCTTTTACTAACAAAGAATTTCCATTTTCAAGAACTTGGGATATGTTAAATACTTATATGAGAGACTTTATTGGTCTTGATTATAATATCAATCTTGTTAATAAAAATTCTTGGGGTGATATTTATAAACCAAATCAAACATCAAAACCACTGTTAAATGTAGATCCAGTTGATCTTAGAAACTCACCAGACTTTACAATGCTTTATGGAGTTAAAGTTGATAAGTGTTGGGTAAAAATATATTTTGATGATAATAGACGAAAAGGAAGAAGTTGGGATATAGAACTTAAAAATAATATGTTTATTATGTTTCCATCAACTAATACATATATTATATCAAATGACCAGAAAGAAAGTTTGAATTTTATACAGACAATAACTTATGAATATATCTAATTATTATTGGTATTTTACATCTGCAATACCACCTAAAATTTGTGATGATATTATTAGATATGGCTTATCTAAATCTGAATCTATGGCAAGAACCGGTGGTTATGGTGATAAAGAACTTACTAAAAATGAAATTAAAGACATGAAACGTAAGAGAAATTCTGACTTAGTTTGGTTAAATGATACTTGGATTTATAAAGAATTACATCCATACATACATCAAGCAAATAGAGATGCTGGTTGGAATTTTGAATGGGATAGATCAGAGTCTATGCAATTTACAAAATATAAACTAAACCAATATTATGATTGGCATTGTGATGGTTGGGACAAACCTTATGAAAAAGAAGGACATGACAAAGGTAAAATTAGAAAACTATCAATGACTTGTCAGTTAACGGATGGATCTGAATATGAAGGTGGGGAACTAGAATTTGATTTTAGAAACTATGATCCACACATGAGGGAAGAAACTAAACATTTAAGAAAAGCAAAAGAGATTTTACCTAAAGGATCTATTATTGTATTTCCATCATTTGTATGGCATAGAGTTAAACCAGTAACGAAAGGAGTAAGATATTCATTGGTAATGTGGAACCTTGGATATCCATTTAAATAACATGTTTATAAATAATTATTTCAATACAACTATTTGGACTGAACAAAAACCAGAGTTTTTAAAATCTTTAAATAAAGCCACTAATAAATATATTAAAGACGCTAGAAGTTTTCCTGAAGCTAAGGCACATATAAAAAAATTTGGAGACTTTGGAAGATCTTACCATTCAACACCTTTAACAATGGATAATGATTTTTTAGATTTTAGAAATTATATTGGACAAAAATCTTGGGAGTATTTAGACCATCAAGGTTTTGATATGCAGCAATACACAACTATGTTTAGTGAGTTATGGGTACAAGAGTTTGCTAAAAAAGGTGGTGGTCACCACAGTGCACACATACATTGGAATCAACATGTATCAGGTTTTTATTTTTTAAAATGTTCAGATAAAACATCTTATCCAATATTTCACGAACCACGTACTGGAGCAAGGGCTACAAAATTAAAAATGAAACCCAATTTAAATAATATAACTGGTGGCTCAGAATTAGTTCACTTTAAACCAAAACCGGGGACACTTATAATATTTCCAGGTTTTTTAGAACATGAATATGCGGTTGATTATGGAATAGAACCTTTTAGATTCATACATTGGAATATACAAGCAGTACCAAAAGAGATGGCTAAAGATGTTTAAAAATAAAAAGTATACAGTTATCCGTAAAGCAATATCAAAAGACTTAGCAGTTTTCGTTGCAAATTATTTTAGTATGCAAAAACAAGTTTATGATACTTGCAGAGAAGCTAGATACATTTCACCATTTGAAAATATTATAGGTCACTATGAGGGCAGCGATGAACAGATACCAAATACATATAGTCAGTATTCTAATATTGCCATGGAAACTTTAATGTTAAAATGCCAACCTAAAATGGAAGAAGTAACAGGTCTTAAATTATATCCTGCATATACA